AAAAAAAATTTCGTATAATTCGTATAATTTAATATTTTCAAAAAGTTAATATATATAAAATGTCGTTGGAATGCGTTGGGAAATACGTTTAAAAAATACGTTAAATCTGTATATTTCAGTTAATACGGATGCTTGATTATATATTAAACGAATAATTCTGCATAAACACACGCCAGACGCCGCCCGGAGCGGCCTTTTTTATTCGTTATTGCTGTGCAAGCCCATCACCCGAAACCGGTCCCTGATCTCCATCTTCGAGGGGAGAAGGGAGAACCGGAATGAGTTTTGGAAGTGTGAAAAGAGGGCGTAATAACAACCTGTAGAATATCGTTGTGTCTTAAATAATTGATATGCTGATGGTTTTAATAGTGTGAGTGTGGGATTGTATATCCCACGTTATCCTGCTGTAGTCGTGTAACATGCTGTTATCTATAATGTTGCCTGCTTTGGGTATTCCTGCCTGTGTATCTCTGCTGTAAACAGATATGTCTCAAATATCCTGAAAATCTCAAAAGTTCCGCCGGGGGTATGCCTCCTTTTGGCGGGGGTGTGTCTGGTGAGTCTGTATGATTATGCCGGTTCAGACTTGATTTGTGATTTGCCCCTCCATGATCTTGTCAGTCCTTGAGCGGGGAGCCGGGGGAGCGGGGGATGCTGTCAAGTTTTTTTTACGCTGCTTTGGCGTCGCTTTGCGCTGCTTTTACGCTGCTTTGGCGCACCGAGCATAAACTCCGTGTTACAAGTGCCACTGCCGTGAGACGAGCTTGAACATTCGACATTGCGAGGGGTTATGGGGAGAGTCGCCAAAATTGAGAAGTACGGGCTGCGGGATATGTGTCTGCATCTGTATTTCGAGATTGGCCTCCCGATGGAAACGGTAGCTGAAAGGCTGACGGATGAACTGGCAGGCCGGGGGATAAAAGACAGCATCCTCCAGCCTGCTGTCTCCAGATACCTTGTGGATATTCGCAAGGAGCGGCAGGAGAGGGTTGTCCAGCAGATTCAGGATTTCACCCAGGCTACCCTTCCGGACGACCTGAACCTCCTGCAAAAAATACAGGAATTCCATTATGGCCTGTTCAGCGATCCGAACACAACGGTGAAGGAGAAGCGACAGGCAGGCTATGACCTGATGCGGGGGATTGAAACAAAAGTCAGGATCGCCGTGAATGTGGCCGGGCCTGACAAGGACCCAACCAATATCCTTGCCCTGATCAAGAACGAATACGGCCCGCTCCTTGAACAGAAGTTTGCGGCAGGAGCCGGTGGAAGTGGCGATAAGGATTACACGATCTACCAGCGGAGTCCGGTGGCCTTCGGGGAAATTGAACTTGGAGAAACCTATACATCCGACATCTGCCGGATGATGGAGAGTGTCCGGGATAACCCGATCACCCTTGCCCGGTCTGCCAATGCCACAGGAAAGACCCACGGTGCCGCCCGTGTGGCCCTGTGGTGGCGCAGGGTCTTCCCGGAGAGCCGGGTTTATACATTGGCTGCCCCGCCCGAAGGAAATTTAAAAAAGCTCCTCTGGGGCGAGATATTGGGCGTTCTGAAAAGGCACAACAACCTTTTCCGGGATCACAAGGTACAGGCGCTTCATATTCAGGCCGACCCTGAAAACTTTCTTACTGGTGTGACTATCCCGGTCAGCGGTTCAGGTCATGATCGGGAAGCCAAATTCAGCGGAAAACACAGCCCCAACCTGCTCTTTATCGTGGATGAAGGCGACGCCGTTTACCCTGAAGTCTACAAGGGGATTGAATCGTGTATGTCCGGCGGTAATGCCCGCCTTCTGATCATGTTCAACCCCAGAGGAAGCCGGGGGCGTGTATGGGAGATGGAGCGCAACGGTGAGGCCACAGTAGTGGAATTGTCTGCGTTTACGCATCCCAACGTCGTCAAGGGGACCGATGTGATTCCCGGAGCGGTTACGCGGGACAAGACGGTGCAACGGATTCAGGAATGGTGCCGCCCGCTGACAGCAGATGAAGAAGTGGATGATACCTGCTTTGACCTGCCCAAATATCTGGAAGGCTATGCAGGCCCACGGACAGACGGCGGTATGTATCCTCCGCTGGCAGCGGGCCATTACAAGATCATCGAACCTGCATTTTACTACATGGTTATGGGCAAGTATCCTGCCGAGGGTACAGCCCAGCTTGTGAGCATCGAATGGGTCAATAAGGCCCGGTTGCGCTGGGATAATTATGTCTCTCAATACGGGGAAAATCCTCCGCAATTCACCCGCCCGATTATGGGGCTGGATGTTGCGGAGTACGGGACAGACTATAATGCGTGTGTCCTTCGCTCCGGGGGATTTCTCTCCCGGATCAGAACGTGGTCCGGGATTGACACGGACACAACGGCAGAACGTTCTGCCGAGTTTTATGCAAAACATGACGTCGCATACGCCAACATAGACGGGACCGGAGTCGGTTCCGGTGTTGCGCCCCGGATGATCAAGAACGGTTGTAACGCCTACTCTGTAAAGGCCGCATCCGGTTCAACCCGGAATTGCGAATTTGGCAGCTTTCACCGGATGCGGGATCAGCTCTGGTGGATGCTCCGGGAGTGGCTGCGAACAGACGAGGCCATGCTCCCGCCGGATGACCTGCTGATTCAGGAGATTCTGGCACCGGAATATTTCGTGGTGAATGACGAGATCAGGATTACGGACAGCGATACCCTGCGGACGCTTCTGAAGCGATCACCGGACAGGGCGGTCAGTGTGTGTATGACGTTTTTTGAACCGGACAACGTATACGATCTGTGAGCCATGATGACGCCGAAAAAGAAAATTGAAAAAACAGACGGCTATCTGATTCTGCGGGACGGGGACAAGGAGTTTGTATACCTTGACCGACGGGCCGGTCTGTCATGGCCGTCTGCACATCATCCCGGATATTTTGCGATTTACGGGCAGATGGATAATTACGACCCGGTTTCCCAAAAATTCCCGCTCGTCCTCCTTCTTGAACAGTCTGTACCGGACACGAAAAAATTCTTTCACGACTTCCTGATCAACGCCAACCGGTACGGCGTCACCAGAGCCTATCTGAATATGTCTGACAAAAACCAGTTGAACTCTATGGCCCTTTCCAGATTCATCCGGGAAAATCCCGAAATTGATTGCCGGTATCCGTTTATTGACGCCTCCTCGTTTGCAGATTTCGAAAAGGCTTATCCGATTACGGAAGAACTCCTGAGAACCAGAACCCTTGCCATTGGCAACCAGAGCCTTGTCCGTCAGGAGCTTGTTCCGTTTCAGAAGGACGATTTCCGGAGAAAAGACAATTTGTCTCCGGTAGATACCCGCCCGGCTATGGAAGCCCTGAGCTATGTAGCTGCCGGTTTTGAGTTTTATCCGTCTGTAATTGCGGCCAGCCGGATTCGCCGGGCAAGGGCAGGCATGGCCGGAATCAGAGAGGGATACAGATGAAACCCGTTGTGCTTGATCGGGAAACCCGTACCGAAGCGGATGACAGCGAATTGTCGGATATGGTCCGGTATTGTGTGGACCTGTACGATGAGTTCCGGGATTCGGAATATCGCCGGGACAAGCTGGACGAAATCGCAGAAGGCAGGCGACGCCTGAAGGGTATCCGCCCGGAAAAGACGTTTCCGTTCAAGGGCTGCTCGGACAAAAGCATGAAACTGGAGCGGATCACGGTGGAGCATCTTGACCCACGGCTTATGGCCCAGCTGGTTTCGGACGCGGACTTTCTGACTGCCGAGCCTGTGGACGCTGAAGATTCAAAAAGCGTGGAAGATGTCCAGAAGTTCCTGAAGTGGATGGCGAACAACTCCATGCACCTGAAGTCCGAGCTGAGGCCGATTGTTCATGACCTGCTGGTGGACGGAACTGTGGATGTTATCCCGGTATGGCACGAACGGGAAGTGATCCGCAAGGCACGGCGGACGGTTCCGGTTCTCCGGCTGGCGGACGGTGAGGTCCCGGTTCCGCCGGAAATCATGGCACGTCCTGAATTCGCCATGATGCAGCAGTCCGGCATGATCGGAATGGCGGACATCCGGGAAGAGCGGACGGCCATACGCTTCAGGACGAAACTGGAACAGGTGGCGCTGGAAGACGCCTTTTTCCCGGATAACTGGGATAACTGGGATAATGCCCCGTATATGCGCCTGATCTATCCGACGATATACGAGCTTCGGGCGCTGTCCGAAGAGAATGGCGGACCCTATTTTGACATCACGGATGATCTTGCCAGTGAAAGCGCACGGGACAGGGAACTCCCGGACGAGGAAATCGAGGATCTGGAAATTGAATACTCGGCCTATTCCAAAGAGGTCAAGCTGCTGGAATGTTACATCAAGTGGAAAGGCGAGGAATGGCGGATCGTCACCATCGCCATAGATGCCGGATACCGGGAAGTTCGCAACCAGCCGTTGTCCGAGGTTTACCCGTTTGAGGGGAAACCGGTCTTCCGCCTTTCGATTTACAAGGAGACAAGGGAGAGCCTTGGGACCGGAATCCCCAAGCTGATCGAGGACTATTCCACGGGCGTGGATGACATTTACAATATCATGATTGATCAGGGGATTCTGGATGTTACGGACGCCGGATTCATATCCGAAGGTTTGGGAACGATTCCGACGGACAGCCTGACGATTTCTCCGGGCAAATGGAGAACCCTGCCCAAGGATGCGGTTCCGCATCCGGCATCCAAGACCGGCGTACAGAGTGCGCATTTTATCAATTTCATCAGCCTGCTCATGGGATTTCTGGAACGTCTGACATCCCTGATGGACGCCATACTGCCTGGGAATCCGGGCGGGACGCGGGCAGGCGGCGGTACGGAAACCTATTCCGGCATGGCCCTGATCTCTTCGGAGAGCCAGATTACCCACAGCTACCGGGGCGAGTCTGTCCGGGAAGTGGTGGAGCAACTGGTCAAGGCGTGTTTCCAGATTTATGCCTGGTATATCCCGGCAGATGCCAAGATGAGGATATTCCACGATAATCAGTGGATATTCAAGACTGTGGATGTAGAGGCCCTTCAGGGAGAGTACGACATCCGCATCAAGGTATCTGACAGCGGATCAAACAAGATGCTGGCCCGGCGGGAAGCAGCGGAAAGATACCAGTTGTTTCAGGCGAATCCCAATGTGGACCCGATTGCCATCACCCGTGATCTGATTGCGGCCTACGGGATTTATGAGCCTGACAAGTATATCAACCCGAATTCGGCGGTCATGGTCAAGCTCCTGAAGCAGAATCCCGAACTGATACAGGTGGCGCAGAAGTATTTGCAGGGCAAACAGGAACAGCAGAAGGCAAAGCTGCTTGCCGATCAGGCAAGGCAGAACGTGACACGGACACAGTTTTACCGGACTGCGGAAAAGAACAGCGGGACCGAAGATCAGAAATTACAGGATCAGGTGGTGGAATCTGCCAAGAAGAAACTGATCCGCCCTGTGATCGAACGGGCGATGGGGGTTCCGCAAAACGAGTGATTTCAAGGAGACGGTTATTACCAATGAAAACATTACATAATTCAACAATATCAGGTGCCAGAGATAATGTTAAGGATCTGGTTGTAGTCGGAGACGGCGATATGTTTCGCTTGCTTTGCAAGGCTTCGTCTCAAGGAGAAGGCTGGATGAAATCTACCAAGGCATGTGAAGTTCCCGGAGTCGGCTGTATCGTTCAGGTTACAACCCAGCAGGGAGATAATGTTGCTGAGGCGCTGGTATTTGTGCCAGGAGTAAAAATTATCGACGACGAAAACGCAGGCAGAAAGCTGGTTGCGGCCTGAGATATTTACAGATTTGACTGCGGGCAGGTGCGCCTGACCACAACTCCACAGGGGAGTGCTGGCCCATCTAATGAATATTAAACTGCGGCCTGCCCGCTATCTCCATAAAAAATGGAGCATGTAATGGACATCGAGGAAGCCAGACCGGCAGTCAGGCTGCTGCTGAAGAAATACCGGGAAGAGTGCGGGGCGCTGTGGGCGCTGGCCGTAAATTCGGAAGACGGCGAGACCCGGAAGAACCTGATCCGGTTGAAGCACCGGGTCGAAATGGTTGGCGACACGATCATGGCCTTTGTAAACGAGGTGCCGGATTCGAGACAGCGCAATGACCTGATGGAGATGATTAACGATTTCAAGGCAGCAGCAGGGCTGCATATCGCAGGTGGTGATTTATGAACAAGAGGATCCTGATTGATCAGGACGCACCGGACGAGGATTTTGAAGGACTGGACGCTCTGGACAACCTTCCGCCCAGACCGGAAGACGAGGATTTTGAAGATTACGAAGATCCGGAGAACCCCGATGAAGAGAAGCCGGACGAGGACGAACCTGAAGGGGAAGAAAGCAAGCCTTCCGACGTAAAGAAGGAGAAGGAGCCTGAAGAGCTTTCCGGTCTCCGGTCCAGGGTGCGGGAGCAGGAAGCCGTGATTGCGGCTCTCAAGGCGGCAAGACAGACGGCAGGGCCTGCGGTTCAGCAGCCCCGCTTTCCGGAAGCACCGGCATATGAACCGCCCCGGTTGCCAACCCGGGATGAATGGGATGATGATCCGGTGGCGGCTTCCCGGAGAATGTTCAATATTCAGCTTGCGGAATTCCGGTCCGCCGAAGAAGCGAAGCGGGCGCAACAGCAGCAGGCCGAGCAGATTGTCTATAACCATTCCCGAAGCACGTATGCCAGGGCAGCCATTGAGATGATCCCGGAACTGGGACAGGAAGGATCGCCCCAGAATATGCGGTTCCGGGAACTGTATAACGCCAATCCCGCCAACCAGAATGATCCGGCTTCGTTTGTCCGGATCGCTGGACAGATGATCAGGGAACAGCGGGATCAGGAAGGCATCCGGAAAGCGCGGTCTGTCCGTGGAACCATGCACGGAGCAGGACGGGGAAGCGAGGCCGGAAGCCGGACCAGAAAACCATCGTCAGAAGACATGAAGGCTCTGAAGTCGTTTGGAATCGATAACGATCCGAAAGCAGTAGCCGCATTTATGAGGACCAAATATGGAAACTGAGGCCAGCACCGAAAAGACAGAACCTGCTGTACCGGAAGGCGTCCGGCCTGCGCTCACGGACATGCAGCGCAATATCCGGGCGCTGACCACACAGGGGCAGGTGCCGCCGAAACCGAAGGCGCTGACAGAGGGTTCCGAAGAGCTGGACGTTCCGCTGAAGATGGTGATCCCGGTCAGCTGGAAGCGGGCGGAATATGTCTACGCATTCAAGCGGATGAGGGAGAACCCCGAACTGGTCTCTTCGGGCGGGATATGGGCGGTGGCTACCCGAAGCAACCACCCGCACATCCCGGAAGTATCGTTTGATCTGGCGACCGGGGCCATCCTCTTCGGGGATTCAATGCTCTGCTTTACGTGGAAAGACCATCGGGTGGTGAACCACAAGCGCATCCGCCGGAGTTTCGAGAAGGCAATGGACCGCAGGGAAGCCGAGAAAAAGTATTACGGACCCGGTGGCGATGAAGTCGCCGTTCTTTATCCTGCGGACAACCTGAAGGGCGGCTACGGGAATGCGCCGGGGAACAGCCCGGTGTTCACCGAGGAGAGTCCCGAATACGATGACATGATGGATTAGGAGAGGTGACGTATGTTTCAGGCAAACGGGCTGGTTCCGGTCCAGCATCCGCATGTACCGGACAGGGAACGGATCGCTGTTGATCCGGCGGGCGGCCAGAATCTGTATATCCATGATCCTGTGGTTCTCAATGCCAGCGGAAAGATCGTCCGGGCAACGGCAGGCGGGGCGATGATCGGGGTAATCAACTCCTTCCACGGCCCGGACCGGATTCCGCAGATTTTTTATCCTGCCGGAGAGACCGGATGGTTTGCGGAAGTCAACACGTGGGAACATCAGCAGTACGAGATTCAGGATTTGACGGTTGCCCTTGAAGACCCGGCAGACCGGGGAATGAACATCAATTTCCGGTTCGAGACGGTTAACGAGGTGATCCCGGTCAGCGGGGCGGTTCTGAACGCCGGAAGCAAGACAACGGCAGCCACCGGCCAGCTCCGGCTGATTGAACCGGTGCTGAGGGATTATCCGTTCCGGATTTTCCAGAACGAGAACACGATGCTCAAGTATGACCCGGATACCCGTATCCGGGGCCGTCAGGATCTTCCGGCAAAGGGAGAGGTCGTTTACCGGCAGGATCTGGAAGAATGGTACTACGCACTGAATACGGACAATTCGGCAATGTCTGACTGGGCAGTCTGCGCCATCGGAGAAACTGCGCAGCCGGTGATTTCGTGGATTGTCCAGATCAACAATCACCAGCGGGTGACTACCACAGGCATATAACGGGGGTGGCAGATGCAGAAGAATCTATTCATGCCTCGTGGCTTTGAGCCTGTGGACCACCCGCATGGTGTCCGCCGGAGATCGTACCCGTGCAATTATGATGACGGCCCTGTGGTCGGGAACATGGCTCCGGTTGTGGAAGCCCTGTACATCGGAGACCCGGTGATTCTGGACCATCAGACCCGGAGAGTGACCAAGGCCGGGATGGGCTGCGGAAAGCCGATCAAGGGGATTTTGCTCCAGCTCTATGACCATGAGGGCGTTCCCCGGTCATACCGGCCTGAAGGAGTTCACCGGCTGCCCTGGACTGCCGTGATCTGTGATGATCCGGATCAGGAATATACGCTGATTGATTCCGGGAATTCCATCCGCATCGAGGACCACAGATGGGGGAATGCGAACCTGATGGATACAGGCGGTTCAGCAGCCACCGGATTGTCCGGGGTGTGTATCCATTCGTTTTCGGTCAATACCGCCGGTATGGGCCAGTATGAAGACGACCAGATAACCATCATTGACCGGCTGGATAATCCGGGGAATATCGCCAACGAATTTTACTGCCGGTATGTCGTTAAGATCAATTATTACCAGAGATTTACGGACAGACACCGGCCGAACTATTGCGACAATGATCCCGGAGATGTAACCGGGATCATCTGTAGCTGAGGAGAGGGGACACAAAATGGGAAGAATGGCTGATCTGTGTGATGTCATCATCAACCAGACGCCCCCGGTGACCGGCGCAATGCTGTTCTGGAACGGGTCGTACTGGGTCAATACTACGCCGGACGCTCTGGCAAACGGGGATGTCCTGACCTGGCATCATGGTGCATGGGTCAATATGGCTGGCGGTTCATCCATTGCCGGTGCATCTGTGGATATTACGGGTATCACGGACGGACAGACGCTGGTCTGGGATGCGGAAACCCAGAGCTTTGTGGCGGGGTCCGGTGGTGCCGGAATCAGTGTGGACGGTATTCAGGACGGACAGACTGTGGTGTGGGATGCGGACTCCGGCCAGTTTGTGGCAGCGGATACGATTGACACCAACCCCACCAACGACAGCGCCGGAAGCGAGTACGTCATTACCTCCGGGACCATCGACATTGGCGGAAGCTATACCGATCTGCCGACCGGATTCGGCGTTAAAATGACCACGCCTCCCGCTACCGTGGCGTCCTGTTACGAGGCCTATATTGAATCCGTAAAGGCCCGTGCAACCCTGTGTACATATAACGCCGGGTCTGTGGGAGCGGTGACCGGTCTGGCAAACGATGCCATCGGATCCTATGGCGGCGAATTTGGCCTGACCACAACCGGGCTTACACCGGATACCGGGGTTTACGCCTATCTGGGGTTCAGGGACAGCGGCGGAAACCGGTATGCCGGATATTTTTCAGGGCCAGTCCTGATCAACGGGGACGCCACCCTGACCGGAAGTGCCACCGGATGGCCGGATATGGTCTTTGAAGATGGCTATGATCTGATGCACCTTTCGGAACTTTCCGATTTTGTTGATCTGAACAAGCACCTTCCGCATATCCCGCCGGAAGACGAAATTGCCAAATCCGGCCTGAACCTTACGGAAATCGTCAAGGGCATTGTTCGGACGCTGGAAGAACAAGCGCTTTACCTGATCAATCTGGACGGAAGGATTCCGGCATGACCAGTTTTTCCTCAAGATTTTACGGTCTGGGGACAGCGGAATGCCCGATGGACCTTCTCCCGTTCCGGAATGACAAGACCGTGCTGGGAGAAGGAACCGCCGGGAAACCGTTCCGGGCAACGGTGCCGTCTGTACCGGTGACCAATTACGGGACTGTCTCCGGTGAAGGTGAAGACAACACCGCAGCCTTTACGGCAATGGAAGCGGATACGGAAATCGGGTGTTTCTATGTTCCGGCGGGTGTGTGGGAAGTTCCTGCCGGAATGACCCTGAAGAAAAGATATTACGGATCCGGACAACTCCGGATCAGCAGTGTGCTTCAGGCACCGGATTATGTCCGGCATGAATGGACGGCAGCGGAAAGGGATGCGGCGGCTCCGCCGAATCTGGGGCTGGATTCGGTGTTTGCCGGGGATTATTCCCGGTGCGCAACCGCTGTTTACAAGCATGTCACCGGAGACGATACCGTCGGAACTCCGGAGACCGGGTATCTGTATAACCCGCAGACCGCTGCGCATTTCACCGTTTTCCTGAACGAGGGCGGATATTCCCATGTGGGAGCAGGGGGGACATCTGCGGACATGAGCCGGACCGGGGTATGTGCGCATCAGGTCTTTCTCCAGAACTCCGGGGCGGGGGACGCTGTGGCCTATAATGCGATGGTGACGGTGAACGGACCGGACATCGGGAACACGACATGGGTGGGAAATCCTGCGGGCGTGATCCTGAACGGCTCTGTCGGCTGCGGTGCAAACAGCGTTTATGTCAATCCTGTTGAGTACGACCTTAACGATGACGGGTATGACGTCTGCTGCGCCGGTCATGTCATCAACATGACCCGGACCAATGACACGGCTGCCAAAGGGGAATCGTGGATCGGATACCGGCCCCAGAGCGCCGGAACCAGCCCGGTGGATGTGATGTATTCCGGTACGGGTCTGGCCCGGATCGGTATGGACTTCACCCTGATGTCGTGTTCGGAGACAGCGATTGCGCTGGCATCCGGCCATACGATCAGCTTTGCCGGTATCGGAGCTTCGGACACCTACCCGAACGGATTCTGTACGAATACGGGCGACGTCCACATGGGTGTTACATCCGGACGGCTGGAAGTCCTGCATACGTCCAGGGTTGTGTTGTCACTGGGAGCGGACCGGCAGGATTACGGAGCCAATACGGGGACACCGCTGCGGACAGGTTTTGATGTGGATACAGTTACCCTTCCGGAACTGGCGGCTCGTGTGGCGGCCTTGATTGCGGATTTCAAGACTCTCTCCCTGATCGGAGAGACTGCATAGGAGATTGTGAATCTGTATGGATATCGACATGACGAAGGAGCAGGTGGCGGAATGGGTGGGGCATACAGCGTCAAGGCTTGTCGGAGAAGACCACGGCAACCGGGTTACGGCAAATATGGTAAACGGCCTGTACGTCAGGGCAAGTCAGGAAGCCCTGAAGTTTTTTACCGAGCAGGAGAATGCCACTATCCGGAAGGCATCGGAATCCGGAACTCCGGAACCGGAAAAGGCTGCGTAGCCGCCCATGTAATCCGGAATCTGGATATATATCTATCAATCCTGTTTTTGGGGGCCGCTGTTTTATCCGGCCTGATGATGAGGTGAAAAGTGGCTGAATCAAGAGCCAAATTCAATCTGACGATTTCTCCGGGCCTGTTCGGCGTGGCGACGGCAGCCTACGGGACGATCCCGCAGACGTGGAAAGAGGTCTATACCGTGAAAGGCTCGAAAAAAGCCTATGAGCGGGCGACCTACGTCAGCGGTTATTCCTACATGGTTCACAAGCCGGAAGGAACTCCCTACGCATATGACGAGCGGATTCAGGGACCGGAAATCACGACCACGCACCGTACCTTCGGCCTTGCGGCCCGGATCACGGAAGAGCTGATCGAGGACGAGCTTTACGGTGTCATGAAACGGATCATGGCTGATCTGGGGATTTCTGCTGCGGCGACCAAGGCGCTGTTGCGGAACCGGCTGTTCATGCTGGGGGATCAGGTGACGACAGACCCGGAGCTTCAGGCCGGTGATCTGAAACCCATCTTTGCCCCGGATCATGACCGGCTGGGCGGTGGAACGTGGTCCAATATCCATCCGGTTGCGGCTGACCCGACCGAGGCCACGGTATCCGCATCCATTTTCAACTATGAAAATATGCCGGACGAACGCGGAAAAATGGCGGTGCGGACGGTCAAGGGAATTATGTGCGGGCCGCTGCTGGAAATGCAGATGGCAAAGATTCTGGAATCTGCACAGGAAGCGGAGACGGCGAACAATGCAATCAACGCCCTGAAGACCCGCCGGAACATCAGGCTGGTGGTGAATCCGGGGATTACGGACAGCCGCTGGTTTGTCTTTGGCGAGAAAGACCCGCTGGTCGGCTTTATCGCATTTGACAGGGTTCCGGCCACAACCGCCCGTCATGGTGACTATGAAACCGGTGACGCCATTTACCAGATCCGGATGCGGTTGTCACAGAGAGCAGGCAGACCGGCCCATGTCTACATGGTTCCCGGAATATAGGGGGTCTTATGGAAGAGAAAAAGAAACCCACGGTGCTTACCAGCCTGAGGATTTATGATCCCTGGCTGGTAACGGAATACCGGCTGCCGAGAGAGTTCGCCACCAGTGCGGAAGCAAAGGCGGCAGGTCTTCAGCCGGGAGATGTGTTCCGGTCCGGGGATACACTGAAGATCGTGCTTGAGGATTAATATGGCGAAGCTGTGCCGGGAAATTATCGTTTACGAACCTGTTGAACAGATTGATGATCCCGGCGTTCCGATGCCGGAAGCCGGGACCGTTACCGGAGCGAGGGTGTGTTGTGCCATATGCGGCGTGTGGCTGGACCGGAAGAGCCGTACCGGGACCAGCCCGAACGGGTGGGTGGTCTGCCACCGATGTATAGACCGGGACGAGGCGGAATGACATGGCGGATATTACAGTTGTCAGCGTCAGCGATATTATCCTGCGGGGAAATTATGAGCTGAGGAATACGGCCAAACGGCAGTATCCGGATGCCGAGATGCTGAACTACGTCAACAAGTGTCTGGAGATGATCCACATGATCCTTGTGGGCGTCCAGTCTGATCTGGTCCGGACTGGCCGGGGAGAGATCGTTACGGTTCCGGGGCAGGAAATGTACGATCTGGGCGACGCCGGAATGGGGGATTTATGGACCATCTGGACCATCAGCCGACCGGGATATACGCCTCTGGAACTTTCGGAAGAGTATTCCCGGCAGGCAGACGGTATCCGGATACAGACCGGCTTTCCCTGCCAGTATTTCCTTGAGGGGAGTTCAATCGGATTTGTTCCGGTTCCCGCTACGGAGATGACCTTTCAGGTGATCTATTTTCCGGCCTTTGTCCCGGTGGATGCGGAAAGCAACATGCCGTTTCTCAATCTCTTCAATCTGGCGATGATCGAGGCAATCCAGCTTTTTGCCAAGCACCGGAATGCTGAAAATCCGGCCCTGAACGCACAGCTCCAGCAGATTTTCAGTGACCGGGCAATGGAGATTGTCCGGCAGCGCCAGAGACGGGTATATCAGCAGAGGTACAGGTTTAAATAATGCTGGGTCAGGTGACAAAAGCAGCGTCCGGAATCGGACCCGTCGGAATCCAGAAGCTCCAGTTTGGCACATGGACCGGCGGACTTCGGACAGACAAGGCTGCCGAACATGCGGCGAGAAACGAGCTTTCGGAAGCGGTGAACATCGCCCTGAACGAGGGCGGTGTCATCCGGACCCGTCCGGGTTTCTATTCCCTGAATTTCCATATTGACGGCGAAATCCGACGGATTGCGGACTGCCGGGTGGACGGGAAATATTATACCATTGCGGCCAGCGCTGACGGAAAGCTCTATTACCGCAATCATTCGGAGATTTCCACGCTTGTAACGCAGTTCGGGATTTATACCGGGAACGATGTCTTTTTCCTGTCGTTCAACAACTGGCTCATTGTTCTGGATGGCGGGCCGGTGCGGTACTGGACCGGACCCGGCACAGACCTGAAGATGATCTATGACGACGGTATCGGGTCCACGTCTCCCTACCAGATCAACACCCGGTATGAGACGCCTTCCTCATCCGTGACTGCCGGGAAGATCATTCAGCAGTTCACGAGCGTGGAATGGGATGTGACCTATACGATTCCGCCGACACGGGCGTTTGCATGGCTTTCCAAAACCGGAGAGCCGACAGGTGCCATTCTGGTCAAGATTTACCGTATGGCCGGAGCAACGCCGGACCCGGATGCGGACTATCTGGTAGCAGAAAAGACGCTGGAATGGGCGGAGAACCTGACGGAAACAGCGCAGGAATATTATGCCCTGCTTCTGGAAGAGGACATCTACGAGGAGTTCACACCACAGACCGACTATTACCTGATGGTGGACTATGACGGGACTGCAACCGACGAGACCAATGTACAGGTCTGGCTGTGTTCCGGCCTGACCGGGGCCGGGAGTATTGCAGACGACGGGACATATGAGGCGATTGACGGTTCCCTTGTCTGTGCGGTTTCTCCGGGGCCGGGTCCGAGCGGTGAATTTGCCATCGTGCATGAAAACCGGATGTTTGTGATCGAGGGCATGGACGGCGAACATCCGTCATATCTCTGGTATTGCGCTGCCGGGAATCCGCTGGACTGGTCCACGCCGGATGGTGGCGGATATGCGGATATTGACCGGGAGATCGGGGCCATTGCGAGTTTTTACAATTCGGTATGGGTGTTCGGCACATGGCGGGAACCGCACCTGTCCCGCCTGACCGGGGATACGCCTGCGGATTACAGTCTGGGGGAAAGTCTCCAGAACATATCGGCAGACTGGCGCAGCGTGGTCAGCGCTCCCGACAACGTGTGGTTTCTGCATCTCGACGGCGTGGACTCGATTACCAATATCCGGGAGTTCGGCGATGTGCGGACCGTATCCCAGACCTCCCGTGTGCGGCATATCATGTCCAGCCGGTTCAACATCAAGTCTGCCTTTGCCGGGTACGAGCCGGATACCGGGGTCTATCTGCTCAAGCTTCTGGACGGCACCGGGAAACTCTATGCCGTGCATACCCGTGCCAAGTCGGCATTTCGTCAGGGAGACGTTACAATAGCAGTTGCACCGGTGACGACATGGGAATTCATTCTGGACGAGGGCGAGGAAGTGACGGCCTTCGGGCGAGGAACAGACGGGCTGATGTTCGGGACTTCTGCGGGCAAGGTCTATCTGTGCCGGGACAATCTGATTTATGACAACGGGGAGCAGCCGTCCTATTCGTTTGCAACCAACTATCTGACTACCCGGTTTGGCGAGGCTTCGGCGGTGAAGTTCAACTATTCGGCCTTCAGCCTTGGTGCCGGGAGTTACGATATAGAATTTTACGCAAATCACAGCCGGAAAGTTCTGCACACGATCCATGTAGACCTTCCGGGCGATGAGCCTTATACGAATTTTTATGACCGGGTGGAAGTCAATTTCAATTTCCGGGCGCTGATGGTCCGGGTATGCAACATCGTCCCCAGTCAGGACCATCTGTACTTTGAGGAGATGCGGATGGATACCCGGAGTGTTGGCGGATATTAGGAGACAGCATGAGCGACGAGAACCTGATACCGGGTCTGGATTCCACGACCGGGCTGACATCCTCGACAACCGGAAGCACTCTGGACCTGTCCAGCGTCCTGACCGGATTTCAGGATGCCTATAACAACGCCCTGAGCCAGTATTCCAACATCCCCGGACTTGCGTCCAGCGTGACCGGATATAACCAGATTGCCAGTGCGTTTAACGATGTGGCAAACCAGCGGGCGGCGCAGGGCATCCTGAACGGCACCGAGGCACAAAATCTCCGGGCGGATACGCTCTCCGGGCTGGCGAGCGACCAGAGCGATCTGACAACAGAGCTTCTGAATCAGCGGAATTCCCTGCTCAATCTGGGGCTGTCAAATGACAGTTCGTGGGCGAGCAACATTTTATCCCTGCTCTCTTCGGGATACATCGGATAGGTGATCTATGGGACTTTTTGACAGTATCAGCGACGTTCTGGGCAGTACCAACCTGATCGGCGGGGCAACCAGCCTTCTGACAGATTCCCTTGGAAACAGTTCGACGACCAGCACCAGCATCGCAGAGCCGACTGCCGAGGAACAGGCGCTCCGGGACCAGATTTCCAGCCTGTTTCTGACGACAGACGAGAGCGGGAACTCGATTCCGGGGGTGTATAATGCCAGCGACGCCATGTCCAACTATATGTCCCTTGCGGACGAATGGCAGAGTTTCGCGGACAATTATACCCAGCAATATAACGATATAGCGGACCAGTACAGCCAGAATGTTTCCTCGATTCCCGGCTTGTCTGTCACGCTTCCGACCTCTCTGGGCGGGGCTTCCGTCAGTCTGACGCCGGGGGCATGGCAGGATTATTACAGCAATCAGGCGAGTACCCTGTCCGGCCTTACAGATTCTGCACGGACTACGGATGCGACTTCCCTGTCCAGTCAGGCGTCAATCGACCAGTATCCGCTGACGCTTCTGCAAAATTATCTGGGTTCGCTTCAGGGCGACCGTACCGGGCAGACCACAACAACCACTTCGTCCGACGCGGATCTGATGCAGATTGCGGCTGCACTTGCCATGTTCGGGATGTAGATACGGGGGATTATATGCCGGATGGAGAAATCAGGCTTCTCAATGAAAGAATAGATAATATACATAGAAATATAGGTTCTATCGAAAAAATATATGAGAAGCTGGACGGAAAGCTGGATGAGCTTTCCCGTAGTGTGACAGAACTGGCAACAGCCCAGAGGGGTTGCGGTATTCATGAGATCATGGATGAACGTAAAGACCGCAAGTCTACAAATTATGAAAAACTTCTGAATCTTATCGGGTGGCTATCGGTTGCCGCCTTACAGATTTATGTCGTGTGGGGTAAAAAATGACGAACACTGCAAGGACATACGGTTTCCGCCCGGTTACGGACCCTACGGGTGACTTCAAGCGGCGGGAATATCTGATCGAGGCATCCGAGACCGAAATCCGGATTGGAGACCCCGTGTACAGAACAGACACCGGAATGATTGCCCGGTGTACGCCCGGCCATGCGGTTCAGGGGGCTGTGGTCAGTATCGAAAATTATAATGGTACTCCTGTAAAATATTATCCGGGGAAATCCAGAACCGGATACAAGGCCATTGTGGCCTGTGATCCCTGGCAGGAATTCCAGTTGATCGCCAACCCGGACGGCGCTGTGATCCCGGACCCGACCAGCCGGGGACGGTATGCGGCGTTTGTCTACGGGGATACCCCGGCGATATGGGAAGAGTCGGCGGCCATGATTGACCCCGCCAGCGTCACGACCGATCCGGCGGTGATGGATGTCCGGATTGTTGCCCCGCTGAACGCCCCGAACAATTACCCGAATGAAGCCGGAGCGATCTGGACGGTGACGTTTGCCAACCATCAGGATTTCCCGCCGGTGACAGCCTCTTCCGGCGGGACTACCACGACAGACGCCGACCGGCTGGGAGAGTGGTCGGTAACGTCGTCCTATCCGGTGGGCAGTCTGGTATCCTATAACGGGACCATTTACCGGGCCAAGATTTCCAACTCCGGCAATGCGCCCACCAACACGACCTACTGGGAGCAGGCCTATGAACCTCTGATCTCTCCCAAAAACACGGCGTTCAACAAGAATTTCGGGACCGGTGCCAATGAAGTGGCACGCGGAAACCATACGCATAATCTGGCCGATCTGGCAGAGCGGTCTTTCAACAGCCTGACCGACGTTCCGACAATCCTGTCTGCCGACCTTGTGACCACTATCGGAAGCCCCGGACTGGATACCAATATCGTATCCGAGAGGGCAATCCGAACGGCGCTGGACGGAAAAGCCAACAGCGATATTCTGGATTATATCGAGGATTCGGACATTCCGGACACCATTGCCCGTGATGCCGAAGTTACGGCAGCCCTTGCGGGCAAGGTGAACGCCAATCCTGCCATTACGCCGGGAACCTATACCAAGGTCATTGTGGATTCCAAGGGCCTGGTGACCTACGGCAGCGCTCTTGCGGATACGGATATTCCGGATACCATCGCCCGTGATGACGAGGTTGCGGCATTGCTGGCAAACAAGGTGGATGCCAACGCCGCAATCACCGCCGGAACCTATACCAAGGTAATTGTGGATTCCAAGGGCCTTGTGACAAACGGCGGAACCCTTGTGGAAGCGGATATTCCGGCAGAAATTGCACGGGCAGCCAATTACTGGACAAAGACAGAACTGGCGGCTACGGGCGGAGACGGAACCAAAATAGACTGGAGCCAGCTTGCCAATGTGCCGACGCTTGCAGGTTCCACATGGCTGGACCCTGTGGCCGATATGACGGCTCTTGCGGCCATTGATACCAGCGGTTTTACCGGCGGAGAGTGCGTTCTGGTTCAGGATGAGGGCGACGGAACGGCAGCCCAGTTTACCTATTCCGGGGGAAGCTGGGTCAAGATCGGGGATGTGGACTGGGACCCGATGACCGATGCCCAGATCAAGACGGCATATGAAAACAATGCCGATACAAACGCCTTTACGGATGCCCTGAAAGCCAAGCTGGAAGCCATTACGACCGCCACAACGGAAGTTTCCGGTCTTGTGGAGCTGGCGACAACTGCCGAGGCACAGAACGGCACGGATACCACAAGATCGGTAACGCCTTCCGGGCTTAAGGCCACACTGGACGGACGGACAGCCACCACGGTTTCCACCGGGCTTGTGGAACTGGCGACGACTTCCGAAGCCTCTACGGGTACGGACGCCACAAGGGCGGTAACGCCTCTGGGTCTGACACAGGCCCTGAGTGACAAGGCCATGCTCATGGCGACCTATGACCCGCTCGGAATCGGTCAGGATGTGTTTGATGCGGATTATCAGGCTTTTGATCCCGGAAGCAGCGGCCTGTCGTCTACCAATGTGCAGGCTGCCATCGTGGAAGTGGCCGGGCTGATTCCGGCGTCTCCGGTATCAGCGACCACGACAGCCCAGGGCGTTGTAGAGCTTTCGACCAATGACGAATCCATTGCCGGTACAGATACCACGAGGGCGGTAACGCCTGCCAGCCTGACCGCCACCCTGAACAGCAAGGCGATGCTGAAGACCGTTTATGATCCGGGGAGTGTGGGGCAGGATGTGTATGATGCGGATTATCATGCTTTCACGCCCGGAAGCAGTGGCCTCACTTCTACAGATGTGCAGTCGGCCATTGTGGAAGTGGCCGGGCTTATCCCTGAGCCGGGCGGTGTGTCTGGAAGTGTACAGTTTAATGACGGCGGGGCTTTCGGCGGATTCTGGAGCTATTCTTCGGGGAATCTGGACGCGGGCGGAGACACGGTAAAAGGGCTGCATTCCGCCGTGGTTGCGCTGAGTACCGGGACATCTGCCACTATGGATGTGTCTTCCGGAAACCATTTCACATTCACGCCCACCGGGAACTATACGGTATCGTTTTCAAACGCTCCGGCGTCCGGAAAGAGTGCGGTAGTAACGCTGGAGCTGACTTCCGGCGGTGCATTTACGCCGACGTTTACCGGCGTGAACTGGGGGCTTCCGGGAGTACCTGATCTTTCCGGTTCCGGGGAAAAGGATATTCTGACCTTCCTGTGGACGGGTTCGCAGTGGGTCGGAAGCATTTTTGCGAGAGGACTGTAAAATGCACACCATAAGAGGGCCTTTGCTGGGAAGCGAACAGGAAATCCCGTTGTGGTATACCATCGGTGGCGGTGCATATGCGGCATGGCAGGCCCGGTTTGCGGCTGACGCTTCGGCAGCCAACATCGACCTGACAGGCAACGGGAATAATCTGGTATTCCCGTCAGGCAATCCGGCATGGGTGCAGGCGACCGGGTGGACATCGCAGGCGACATCCAGCCAGATGACCCTGCTGGCATCGGACAAAAGCATTACAGCAGCATGGCGTGGAAAGCTGGCTGTGAGCGCAACCACAGCCGGATGGATATGGTGGCCCCTTGGAGCAACAGCCGGATCCGCGATTACGGGGTTGCAGGCACAGCCTTACACAGACGGGCATTTCTATGCCGGAGCCGGGCCTGAAGGATTGCGCCTGAATGTGGCGACCACGTTCGGCGTGGATACAACCTATATCCTTCAGCACGATATTGATACGCATAACCAGAGATTGTATATCGGCGGGAATCTTGTTGCCCAGAATACCGGGGCAGCCTTCACAGAGAACAATGTTGCGTTCGGAACCTGCCTCGGCGGTGAGTGCGTGGCGGGCGGGCTGTGGAGAGGCACAGTGGAAAATGTGAAACTCCTTCATTTTGCCATGATGCACCTTCCGGAATAAAAGGGGGTTGGGATGGCTGTAAAAGACGTTTTGCCTTATGCGCTGGCAGCCATGTCACAGAGGCCGGGACAGAACGTTCAGGTTGTGGATGCTGTCCGGCAGATATTACGGGACAAGGAAGAACGGCAGCGGGATATGGCGTTCGGGCAGGAGCTTTTTTCGTCCGGCCAGATGCCGACCGAGGAACAGATTGTGAAGGCGGCGGCAAAGTATCAGATTCCGCCGGACCGTGCGACCAATATTATCGGTAAATTCGTGTCTTTCCGGGCAGCACAGAACCGGCAGGGCGGGCAGCAGTTCCGGCCTGATCTGTTTCAGGGGCCGTCCGGGCAGTATGAGTATATCTCACCCGGCCAGAGCGTTCCGCAGGGATACCGGCCTGCTGCCAGACCCGGCGGAAGCGCATTGAGGCCGGACCTGTTCAAGACGCCTTCGGGGAAATACCAGTACGTCCAGCCGGGGACGGAAGTTCCCGAAGGATATACGCCTGCATCCCGCACCGGTTCGTCCGGTTTATCCGGGATGAAAACGGATGCCTGGTCCGCCTATATGTCCGGCAATGCCACACCTGCACAGATGAAACTGATCGGCGTGGACAAGGACCCGTACCTGTCTGCGGCAACCCAGCTTGTCAAATCTGCAATCGATCCGATGGAAGCCCGGTTCATGAAGCCGGAAGACCGGCAGAAGAAAATTGCCGAATACATGACGATGGTAAAGGATACGGCGGCCAAATTGCGGCAGGTGGATTCCGGAACGGATATGGAATGGGACCCGAAAATCCCGGGCCTGAAGCCATCCGGTAAGGACACATCCGGGAAGGCAGATGCCGAAGCCATGACAGATTATGACCGGAATGTTCTTGAGCAGATCCGGAAAGCACTGGGGGGAAATGAAGTCCAATGAGCGACAGATACGCTGAAGTATATATCAACGGGATTCTGGAAAGAGAAGGCAGCTGTTATACAAACGATCCTTCGGATTCCGGCGGGCCGACGAAATACGGAATTACGGAAGTCACTGCAAGGGCCTACGGATATACCGGCTCCATGCGTGACCTGACGGAAGATATGGCAAGGGAAATCTACCTGAAACGATACTGGACAGGTCCGGGGTTTGACAAGGTGGGCGCAATCTTCCCGAAACTGGGTGAAAGCCTGCTGGATTTCGGCGTTGTGGCCGGACCCCAGAGAAGCGCAAAAGCGCTTCAGATGTGCCTGAATGCCATGAATCAGAGAGGCAAGGATTACCCGGACGTTTCCGAGGACGGGGTAATCGGACCCATGACGCTTCATGCCCTGAAATCCTATCTGGACCGGAGACGGAATCAGGAAGGTGCCAAGGTTCTGTATTTTATGGTGGCCGCACAGAAGTCGGTGCATTTTGTGAACTGCGCCCGGAGTGCGGAAAAAAACGAGAAATATGAATACGGGTGGCAGCAGCAGAGGGCCTTGCTCGGTGTCCGGGAGATGCTGAATCAGGCCCTGTGACAAGGGAATACAAGCTGAATATCAAGGGGCCTTTCGGCCCCTTTTTTTATAAAAGGAGTTGAAAATGATTCAAGAATATCAAAAAAAGCCTATACGCATTAAGGCTATAAAGTGGAATGGCAACAATTATGAAGAAATATTCAAGTTTTGCAATCCGTGGTGTTCTTTCGATTCTGGAACATTAATTATAAAAACACTTGAAGGAAACCTTAAAGCCTCTCTTGGAGACTTTATAATAAAAGGAATTAATTCAGAATTTTATCCATGTACGCCGGATATTTTTGACAAAACTTATGAGCTTATTTAGAATTACGTACTTGGAGTAGATATATGGCCTTGCAATGGGATCAGATCGAGAGTCTGCCGAAATACCGGAAAGCGCCGGTAGACAAGCAGCGGGCGGTAAAGGATATATTTTTCGGTGCTTATCAGGGCAGGGATAAAAAGATACCAGCCGCTGACCGGCGAGCCATGCGCCGGAATTTTGTATATGGTCCGGGAATCCCCGGTCTGGAATCCGGCGAAAGAAACCGGGAAGACCGGAGCCTTGTCGGGAAATTTCTGGGAATGCTGGGCGTGGAACCGACCGGCCCGACGCCGGAGCAGAAAGCCCGTGCCTATGTGGAGATGCGGTCAAAAGATACCGGAATTCCGATGGACGAAATGGTGGGTGGACCGAAAGCGCTGGAGCAGTTTGCCGGGCGTTTTACGGATGCCTATTCTCTGGGCATACCGGGGGCTATCCATGAGGCCATGACCGGTGAGCCGATGGTTCCGCAACCGTCCAGTTCCGGGGAGAGAATTGCGGGCGGTCTTGGCGAACTGGCCGGGTATATTCCGGGGCTTGCGGGTCATGTGACCGGGGCAGCCGGGCGGGAGATTGCCAAGAGACTTCCGCAGGCGTCCAGCCTTGTCGGGCGAATCGGTGCGGCGGCTGCTGCCGGTGCGGGCGGTCTGGCTGCCGGTTACGGAGTGCGGAATGTCGGTGAGGCCCTGAAGGAATCCACGCCGGTCAATGCCATTGAATCGGAATTCCGGGCGCTTCGGGAAGGAGCCGAGACCGGTGCGATTTTCGGAGCTGCCGGGCAGATTCCACAGAGGCTGGTTCGGCTGGCAACCGGCATTGCAGCGCTGGAAGGACAGCGGGCGCTGTCCGGGAATGCACCTGTAAATGACCAGAGGCCGGTTTCGGAACGGGCCTTTGATCTGGCACAGGATATTTATTATCTGTGGGGATATGGCGGACCGGCGGCCATGAAGCGGATGGAAGACCGGATTGCCTCGTATGGGGCTTCGGGCGACATGGGCGGACTGGGAAAGGATATCCGGAGCGAGGGGCAGAAAATCCGGGAGCGGCTGAAGGACATGAACCCTTCCGAGCGGGAGAAATATTTTGCGGAACAGGTCCGCAAATATACCGGAGCCGAAAAACCGCCGAAAGGGGAAGCGCCAAAGGCCGCTGAAAAACCGGATGCCCCGGAACCGCAGACAGAACTTGCCAAAGATTTCCGGCAGGAACTTTCGACCCTGCCGAAAGACAGGCCGCTATCCAGTCTGGCAGAGCGGGAACGGAGTCTGAAGACGACACCGGAAATGCCGGTTGCGCCACCGGAGACGCCCGCAGAACCCGGAACTGTATCCGGTCAGGGGATAGTGCTGCCTGAACCGGAAACGCCTGTGACCGGGCCTGCCAGACCGGTTGAAAATATTCCCCCGGAAATGCAAAGAGAGCTGGCCGGGATGACGGCTGCTCCGAAAACAGAACAGAGGGCGGGACAAACAGAGGCGTTCCCTGCTCCTGAAGCGCCGGTTGCCGCACCGGAAGTTGTCCCGGAAAAGATGACAAAACGGGAGAAAAGCCTTGCGGAATACCGGGATTATGTATCCGGGCTTTCGCCGGAAGAACGGACAGCCGCCGGTGAGCTTGTGATTGAAAACCCCCGGATGCCTGCCACCCGTATCCGGCAGATACGGAAACGGCTTGCCGATATGGAAGCGCCGGTTACACAGGCGGAAGTACCGGCTGAACCTGTAGCGCCAGTAACACAGGAAACTGCATCGCCTGTCCCGGAGATGCCGGAGAATGTGCCGGAAGTGGCTGCCGGTCAAGCCGACATTACTGAAGGTAATGCCGGAAGCAATATCAACACGTTGGAAGGACAGGCGGAAGAGGCCCCGGCAGTTGTAAAGGAATCCTTTACAACTGAAGAGGCTGCTCCCGCTCCTGATCCTGTTCGGGATTTGCAGTCTGTTGTCGGGAAATACGGATGGAGAGTTCGTCAGGACGGAAAAGACATCCGGCTGATAAACCGGAAAGGAGTCCACGCCGCAACGATAAGGGGCAAGGATGGAAAATACCGGATATTTGCCGGAGACCAGAAAGTCCTGACCGGCAATAACAGGATGTCTGATGGTGCGGAAAAAATTGTCCGGGACTTTTTTTACGGGCAGGTGCAGGAGCCGGAAAATCAGGTCATGGTTGCAGAATCCGGGAGTCCGGCAGAGACAGCCCCGGATGCGCCGAA